ACGATCTAGACAATCGCCCATGTGTAGAAAAGTTGTAATCTCTGGATGACTTTTAACGTATGGGAAAAACTGATTCTCATAGAAGTCATAAAAGAATTCATTGAAAATAAGGCTATCTGACCTTGCACCGAAATGAGTATCAGTCAATATTGCAATTTTAGACAATTTTAAATACCAGCTACAGGTTCAGACATATCGTTGGCGGATTTCCTTGATATTTGTTCGTTATCAACAATGTCCTCTAACCAGAAGTCCATTCTACCAGTACCAGCTGGAGAATCTTCTATAGATTCTGCAATCAGATCTAATTCAGATACATGGAGTTTTTTAGTAAAATCTCTAATCAAGCTATCAACTTGTTCGACATATTCTTCAAATTTCGTTTTCATTTAATTCTTCCTCTATAAAATGTTCAATCCCCTTTTTGGATCGTTTACGTTTAGGTTTATTAGGTAGTTCTTTCTCAGCGAGATTTTCTCGTAAGAAGTCCATGTAGGTGTTTGCGTAAATGTCGTCATCACCTTCCATGACATCATAAGTTTTTGTTGCTGTGTTATCAATAATTTTTTGTTTAATGGCCGTTTGTTTCTTTTCCTTCGTTATTCTGCGAATGAAAGCATAATAGATAATCTGTGTGAAATATGCAAATGGATTTCTAGATTTCTCTGGATTAAAATTCTTTGCATATCTAATACAATTTTCTATGCCATCTCCTATCATTTCCTCACGATAGGTATAATTAATAAAATTGGGTCTGTAGGATAAATGGGTGGCAATTTTGTAAAAACATTCGCCCATATATTCTGTGACCATTGGTGGTAGGTCATCGACCTCATCAGATTCTTCAATATCTGTTTTCCACTTTTCCATTTCAGCAAAAAATAATTTATTATCAACATAATGTACTTTTTTTTCCTTTTCCATAATTATTTTAGATTAATTTTTATTATCTCATAATCAAATTCCTCTTGATTATAGATACCAATACGTTTAATAAAATGTTTCATCGTATGGTTATTATTATTAAAGTTATCTGCAATATCATATAACTTTGCTATAGCCTTACTTTCATGAATTCGTAAACCTCTACCTATTGATTGTAGGTTTCGGATACGACTTTTATAAGGACTAGCAAAGATAATGTTATGAAGATTCCTAATATTGATACCAGTACTGAAAACACCAAAACTGGCGACAACAATGGCATCTCGTTCTTTTTCAACGATTCCTCTGATTTTCTCTCTGGTTTCGGAGTCCGTTCCTCCAAAGACAAAAAAAGTTTTCCTATTGACATCGGCTCTCTCCTTTATGAGTTCGTATAACAACTGTCCATGTTTGATTAACGAAAAAAGAACTAACGTATTTCCTTTTAAATCAATGCATAAATTTCTAATCAGATTATTCCGTTGAGGATGTTCTGTTATAAATTTAATTTCTTTGTTATAGTCTCTTATTATACACTCTTTTTTTGAATAAGTCAAGACAATTCCTACTATCTTCAAATCTGAGATTTGTTTACTATCAATAAGAGCTTTTGTGGTAGTAACCTTTTTGACTGTGCCGAACAGTCCTTCCAGTACTAAATGGTGACTTTCTGCATCATCAAGTGTCCCTGTCAGTCCAAACTTATATGGACAATCTGTTGTTTTGTGCATTATTGTCTTGAGGGATTTAGCTGCAAAAGTATGTACTTCATCACCGATAATAACCTTATACTTTTCAAAATGTTTCTTTGGGAGTTGATATATGGACTGCCAAGTGGATATATGGACAAGTTTTGGTGATGTCTTGTCTTTTCCTGCATAGATTCTATGACAGTAATTTTCAGAGTCCCATCCGTAATCTTGGAAATCTGTATACATTTGCTCCACTAAAGAGGATCGAGGAACTAGTAATAGTATGCGTGAATTATCTAATATCTGTTGAGATTCTAGATAATATCGAATTAGTATGTAGATAACAAAACTTTTACCACTAGCTGTAGGACTGACCAGTATACATCTTCCATTTCTAATAGAATGTTGTACTGCATCTAACTGGTAATCTCTAATTTTCACCGTACTTTTTATACCTTCTATGAAAGATATTACGTCAGTATTATCGATTTCCAGAGGAGTTCTCACCCCACCACTAATAGTATATTTTTTTGCTGTAGCGAATTTGTAGATATATTCGGATAACCCAACGTAAATTTGGTTATTCCGTATGTCGAACAATCGAATCTTTCCATCCCAAAGCCTATTCTTAAAACTGGGCATAAACTTTGCCCCAGGCACTTCAAAACTGAAATATTCGTTTAATTCTTTTGCAATACTTCTTTCACATCCAATCTGAAAATAAACATCATCTTTCTTGTGAATTACAATATCATATTCCAGCCTCGAATTTTCTCCACTCAATTGCATTTTTTATTTGAAAAGAACGATTACTAACCGATTTCACGATTTCCTGTAGATAGTCCACTACAGTTTCATAGTATTCGACTTTTCCCTTTAGTTCACGATATTCATTATCTGCTTCAATAAAAGTCTTTTGGTCATCTTTTGTGTGCAGTTTAACATCAAAAGAGCCTTTCTCCTTATAAATTTCTTTTGTCGCAGCTCCTGTATAAAATATCCACTTATCCCTTTTAAGAACAATTAGTTCTCCTTGTGTCTTTTTAAGCAACAAAGAATATTCTGTAAGTAGTTGGAGATATTTTGAATGTAAAGAGGGAATTCGTAAGGATTCAATATCTAATTCTAGATCATTTATTTTTAAGTCTTTTCTGACTATTTCTTGTATTTCAGTTAGGGTCATTATAGTCTTATATATTCACTTATTTAAAACAGGACATACTTATTATAACAGATTAAAACGCAAATGTCAAGATAAAAAGTAACCCTAACACTAAATATTATATTGTCACACAGTCAAATCAAGTGGACTCACTTGTTTCAAAAATTTGTCAGGGTTACTTATGTGAGTATTTATCAAACTACAGTTTCAAACTCATAATAAAGATACCTAAAGGTTGCTGCGGCATGAAAATATTCTACATCAGTCAATTCTTGAGAATAATCTAATCCAGATAAAGATGTAGGAAACATATTTTTAAATTGAACATTTACCTTTGGTGTATTTTTAGAACTATACACTATTAAAGTTGAATCTGAATATAAATTAGATTCTTCATAAGTAACTTTTGTTCTAGGATCAACATCTTCTGTACCAAATTGTCTAACAGCACCATCTCCTTTAGTCAATATATTAGCCCATTGGTCATGACTAACTGGAGCACCAATACCTACCATCCAATCCCACAACTCCCTATAATTTTGAAGTTCTTCATCTACTATAAATGTTATATTTAATGTTTCAAAGGTAAGTTTATCTCCTGTAACAAATGTATCTAGCATAGGTGTAGGATATGATGCTTCACCTAAAGTTATGCCTGGAATATTTGCAGCTGTGCAAAACCAAGTTGTTTTGGGAAGTCGATTAAACGCAAGTCTCCATTGAGTTCCAGTTGCGTAATCATATACTGTGGGTTGTTGTGTACTAGTATCGGCCATAAATTACCTTTCACTAGTATTTATAATGGTGGGAAAAGAGTGGAATAGGGGAGAATCCATCCCCCCCTATATTAATAAATTGGGGTTATTATTTTTGGTATATACCCCAAAGCACCCAAATGGCGACTAAACCGACAAGTCCTTCAGATCCTAACTCTTTAACAAGAGCAACGACTGAACCGACTACATCCAAACCTAAGAATGGAACTGCTGCACCAAATAAAATTTGGAGTACAACACCTAAGGCAACAAGCCCTAAACCTACTTCAGTTAATGATTTAATCCACCCTGAGACTTTATCTAACATATATTTCTCCGTTAGGGTTGGTTATAATAAAGGGGATAGAGGGGAAAAGACTTTTCTTCCCCTCTAGGATATAGATTACATCAAGTTACTTACACGAACTCTGCGATAGTAGGTATTGCTACTAGGAGTGAACGGTTGTGAACCAGCAGTAATTGCAGCCGATGTTTCTGACATCGGATTAACTGCCATTCCATAACGAGTCTTAAATGCAATTCGAGGTTGGAAAGTTGCTTCCGAAACTGCACGAACCATTTGCAACGGAACGTATGGGCAGTAGAACAGTCCTGCATCATAAGCATTAGAACCACGATAACCAGCAACATACCAGTTATTAGCAGCACTTGCACTTACAACGGAGTTATAAGGATCGACAAATACTTTGATTCGACCATTAATTGTTCCTGCGAAAGTACTTCCTTCTGGACTTGGGTCAACATTCATGTTACCCGAACCATTAGCTCCTCCACCTACATCAAGGACACCAGCCATTGATAATGCAGAAGCAACATCAGCAGAAGCAACAAGGATATTTCCTTTTCCTCTGCGAGTTAAGATTCCAATATCATTACAGTCACGCTCAATCTGGAACATCAGTCCTTTGAATTTTTCAACTGACCAACGACCATTAGAGTCTGTATCTAAGTT